GGGTGATGTACACGAAGATGTGAAACCTGTTTCGTCTAGTGATGATAAGAATATTAAAAATCAAAACCAAAAGAAACGCCGAGCTATTGCAGTAGAGTGTTCAAGTTATGAAGAATTTAAGGCTCGCCTTCTTAAGGAAAATTTATTTCCAAAATTTCCTGTAGGAGGTAAGTCTAAAGAGAATGATTTTCGAATATCTTATTCAAAACTTTTTTCTAAAATGGAAGGTAGATTTGCAGGGGTTATGACAATCGATATACCACCTTCAAGTAAAGTTGGCTTTCTGTGCCATCAAAATAATATTAATACATATGAAGGCCACTTTACTCGAATTATTGACTCAAAAAATGTCCCTTACTTATATACGTTAAAACATATTTACGATGCTTTACCCGCGAAGTTTTATATTATGACGCATAAGAAGGGGGTGTTAATTGACAAAGCCAACCTAAAAACCAAGCTATATGGAACCCAATTATTTGAAATTTATGAAGAACCAGCTTGGAATATAGATGTTACAGCTTATAAACGATCACCATTGATCAATGGGCAAAGAAGAGTAATCGGACATGTTCCTGATCATAGTTGTTGTGTTACAAGCGTGACCGATGTTGTTTCAAAGAGAACTGACCAACCACAAAGAGTGTATTATAAATATAATTCAGTTAAAGGCTCTTGTGCCTCCCCAGTGGAGGATGCTCAGGGACACTTGGAAGGACTTCACGGTGGCCAAAATGCGCAGGAAAATTATGCTCATATTATCCCTTGGGATGATATGGAACATGCCCATGGTAATACGGATTTTTAGAATCGAGCTCAGGTGAGCTCGTAAAAAATACACCTATATTTCATCCGCTAGTTATGGAGAATATAGAGTTTAGTCCTGAATATCGTGGAGAATATGAATTTATTAATATGCCTACTATTGCGTATTCACCGAAATCTAAAACTAAACCACCCGAGGAGGTTTCCTCCAGGGTGGACCCAATTTTTATGAAATTTTTAGAAATCTATCCCCATCATGCCCGGGCTTTCACTAAGGCAACTTATATGGCAGCTCGAATAGACATGATGCGGTATTTGAAATCTATAAATAAATGCGACGCTTTACCTAAAAAACCCAATGATGCAAAACTTAAACTTGCATGCGATTTTACATATCAAATGTTTCTACCCTATATGGGAGGAAAGAGGATGACTGCAAAGGTAGATTATAATCCATCTACTAGTCCAGGGGTCCCTTTCATTAAAATGGTCAACCCAGATACCGGAAAACCATTTACATCAAAAGGGGAATTTCTTCAATCATCAATAGCAACTCATGAAATGGCTCAATTTTACGACGTATTATTCTCAATCTTTCCTAAGGTTGAGTATTTACCCGGACAGGAGGTCATTGAACAGAAGCTAAGAACTGTGTTTAATGGAGAAGTCACTTTTGTTATGAAACAGAAACATATGTATGATCCCCAAGATGAAGGATTAAAGCAAGCCGCTTCTAAATTTTATGATCAGTGGTTGAGGTATGGTTTTACACGCCAATATGGAGGTATAAATGATTTAGCACATGCTCATGAATTAATGTACTCGATATTGAAGGAAAAATATCCGGATTTAACACCCGAAGAAATAATACATAAAATGTCAGATATTTCAGGATGGGATAGACTTTTGCCAATATTACCAGAGGTTTATGATTTACGTAAACGGTGGTATGAGGCCTTTGAACCTATGAATGAATTTGAATTAAAACTCCATAACTATATAGTTAAAAATATTTGTGAACCTTATTGTGTTTTGACAAATGGACAAATAATCCAGCGTAAAACAGGTAATGTATCAGGGAGTGGGAAAACAAC